GTGCGGAATCTCTGAATGATCAGTATCTACTATATTACTCTCTGGGTGTGCCCAGTCAACAGTAAAAAGATATTTTCCTGGATGTAATTTTTTATCTTTGCCGAAGTATTTGCCGCACTGTCCGTCTAGAATATCGAAAGAAGTAACAGCAGGATAATAACTAAAACAATTCCAGAGCTCCAGCTCATCAAGTCTATATTGAGGAACTTCTTCTGGTTTAAAGCCTCGCTGCATGAAGGCAGAAATCGGGAGACGATAGAAGACAGCACCATTTTCCATGATTGCATGAAAGAGTATAGGCCGTCCTGTAATCGATGCCAAGCCAAAGATAATACAGTCTTCAACTTCTCCATGATGTCCGGTAAGGTCATATAAGTATTCCCTCCTTATTTGTGCATAAGTTACAGGTATATTCGCATTTAAATAAGCCATTGTAAACCTTTTTATTAATGAATTTCACCCCAGTTTTCGCCCTCTTCATAGTCCACTTTATTAGGAACTTCAAGGGTTACTGCCTCCTCCATTATTTTTTTTATTTTATCAGATTGAGATTTATTTTCAACTGAAACACACAACTCATCATGTATTTGTATGTGTGCGACAATTCCTTCTTTATATAATTCCAACATAGATTTCTTTGTCATATCTGCTGCACTACCTTGGATTAATTTATTTAAAGCTTTGTATGTGTATGCTCTCTTGATCCCTGGTCCATGTTCCTGGAGTGCTTCTTCGTGCGGTAATGCTTTATGCATCCCGAAACTATTTGGTTCCCATAGATGGAACCTACATAATCTTCCAAGTAAAGTTCTGATCTGTCCTCTCTCTTGGGCTCTGTTAGAAGCTTTACCCATTAACTGTTTAACAAAAGGTACCTTGTTATGGTATTGAGAAAATAATTCTTCCGCTTTCTCTTTACTTACACCAAGTTCTGCTTGAAGTTTAGCTTTACCCATTCCATAGAACAACCCTAAGTTAATTGTTTTAGCTTGGGTCCTTGGTATGTCAGCCATCTCAGCAACTGTTCCATGGAAATCTGAATTAGAATCATTTTGATAAGCATCGATTACATCATAAACCGAAGGTAGTTTATATAAAGATGCATAATGAACTACGAGTCTTGGTTCTTGTTGAGAATAATCAAAGCATCCCCACTTATGTCCTTCTTCGGGAATAAATAATGATCTTATCTTTGGTCCAAGATCCTTGTTTCGTGCAGGAATTTGCTGGAGGTTAGGATTCTGATAAGAGAACCTACCTGTGACTGTGCCTCCTCCTGCATTTCTTAATTGGTTTATCTCTGCGTGTATTCTTCCTTTGTGTTCGTGTCTTAATATCGAATCAATAAAAGTTGTGTGTGCTTTATTAATCTCTCTTGCTTGTGCAATTAAATTAACAACAGGATGTTCATGTTCCTGTAAAAAATTTTTAGTAAAACTAGGTGCAGAAGTTTTTTCTGTTCTCTCATATGGTATCTTGAGTGTATCAAAAACATTTGCTATACTTCTAGCCGCCCAAATTTGTGGTCTTATATTTGTTTCAGATTCTATTTTAGTAAGGAGATCATTCTCTTCTTTAATAAATTCTTTTTTCATTTTATGAGCACGCTCTACATCTACTCGTACCCCTTTAAATCTCATATCAACTAGACAAGGAAATAGTTCCGTTTCTAAATCAAAAATATCTTCTAAGTCTTGATGAATAATTTCTTTCTTAAGTTCTTGCCATAAACCTAAAGTTACTTCAGCATCTCTTTCTGCGTACGCACCAACGTGCATTGCAGGAAGTTTATACATTTCAGCTTTAGGATCTATACCCCAACTATGCGCTGCCTCTGTTAAGGCTGCTTCATTTTTACCGTAGCCTAAATACTTCCACGATAAACTATTGAGATCATAACGAAATCTGTTCTCATCTGTCACTGCTGCGGCTATCATTGTGCAAACAATATCGCCATTTACTTTAAGGCCAAGTCTTCTTAACCAACATACATCATACATAGCGTTGTGAAAAACCTTGGTAGACGGGGATTCTAGGACATCCTTTAACCATTCCATTACTTTTTGTCTGTCCATATTACCACCACCTTCGTGAGCAATAGGGAAGTATCCTTTGTAATGACTAGTTGCTACAGCGATGCCAACAACATCACCATCACCTATGACTGACCCTGATCCACGTTCCTTGAGGCCTGGATCTTTTGTCTCTAAGTCAATTGCTATTTCATCTACTTGTCTTAGGTCTGGAAACTCTGTAGGTTTGACCCATTCAGTTTGTGCTTCAAACTTCGGTATCTTCATAATCTCTCTCCATTATCATTTCTATGTAGTGTATTGCTTTTTTCAAATCTTCCTTCTTTCCTTTGTATGGGTGTCTGCAAATATACTTAATAGCATTCCCTTCTGCAAAAGGCAAATTGTTAGCGTTAATAAATTGGGAAGGTTGAATCTTAAAGTTAGAGTAGTGACTCCCTCCGTGTTGTTTAGTGTATACTTTGGATTTCATATCCTAGTCTTTCCTCCTTTGCTGCCATGATGTATAGATTTTGTTTTGTTCTTGTAACACCGACATACCAAACTCGATGTTCTTCGTCTGCTTTCTCAGGACTTTTTTCTATTGCTTCCCTAATCTTATCTGTATTATCTAGTATCAATAATACATTATCAGCTTCGCCTCCTTTTGCTGAATGGATTGTGGAAAGTTTAACTCGTGCATCTTGAGAAAGTTTTTCTTTATTACTTAACATTTGTCTAATGTATAATGTTTGTTCGGGATCAGCGTTGAATTTTTCGTACCAGGTATCTGCATAATCAATTCCAAACTCCGTACATTCATAAGTATTTGCTTCATCTACATCAAAGGTGTGTCCTGTATAATCAAAAATATCTTTTATTTCAGGTGGTGTAAGTGGGTTCCCATTAGTCCATCTTGTAAAATCTTGAATGGCTTTATAAAGTTTCGCACTAAAACTTTTTCTATCTTTATATTCAAAATAAATTCCTCGTTCTATTAAAGGTTCTTTTAATTTAATTAATCTATAATTAGTTCTTGCGAGTATTAACCAATTGCCTTGTGTTAAATCAACTTCATCAATACTATAGACATCTTCACAGTGTCCCTCATAATCTCTAGGTTCCCATTCTTTTGTAAGTCGGGTAGATATTTGAGTAATAATAGAGTCTGCAACCTGTTGAACTTTAATTGGAACTCTATAAGATTTAGGTAAAACTTTTTCTTTAGCGGGTTCCTCTTGAAATCTTTTAACATCCGCACCGGCCCATCCATAAATAGCTTGATCATCATCTCCTGCAAGAATAACTATTTTAGAATTTTTCTTTAGGATATCATACATCTTCCATTGAATAGGGGAAAGGTCTTGGGCTTCATCAATAAAGATTACATCAAACTTAGGACATAAATTAGATTCAATAAATCTTTCAATCATATCTGTGAAGTCCACTAACCCAAAAGATTTTTTATAATTGTTTAATTCTTTTTCTATAATTTCTAAAAAATTATATTCCAAATCATCTGAATATAAATCAGTATCAAATTCTTCTTTAATAGTACGGTTTTTAATCCGAGCTATGTTAATAATATTAAAGTATTCACTATCAGAATCTATGTATCCTGTGTCTTCTTCTCCTCCTTTATAAACTGTTACCTGTATACCAATTGCTTTACCCACTTCTTCGTAGTGTTCGGGTTGCATAACATTATCTTTCTTCATCCCTAAAGTTGCAAAGGCCAATGAATGTAAAGTTTGAAAAGACCTTAAATCTCTATACCCATACTGAGGATATATTTTTAACATTCTTTCTTTTGCTTCGTTAGCTGCTTTCTTAGTGAATGCAAAGTATCCTATCTTATCTAATGGAGTTCCTAATTTTAAAAATGTTTGTACATACTTTAAAAGTCTAGTGGTTTTACCTGTACCAGGGGGACCCAATATTTTTCTTATCACAGAATATCCTTTTTATGTTCGGTTAGTTTATGGAAGATTTGAATCTTATCAAATTTTTTAATAGCGATGACTACTACATTTTTAGTAGGACTATTGTGCCTACCTTTTTCTTTAGTCGGAAATCTTTTTTGATCTAGAAAATCTATCTCACAATCTTTGTATATCTTTAACATCATAGAACCTGTCTTATCCTCGGGATAACGCCATCCTTTATTTTTTAATTTTTTATAAAACATATCAAATTTAAAATAAGCATAGCCTTCTTGAAGAAGAGTAGTCCCGGATTTAAACGATGCATCATTCTTAGCTTCGGGTCCTGTAATCTTTTGATAAAGATTGTCGTGAAGTTTTTCTCTTGGTGTTGTACCAATTGGTGGTGGCATTACTTTTTGAGTTTTAAATAAACCATCTAATACTTTCTGGTCGTCCGCACCTTTTTGTAAAGGTGGGACGAATCCTGCGTACTTGGCTATGGAATTTCTTCTTTTTCTTTGGTCGGTTAAATGTTCAATTGTTTTACAATGAACTGATCTTACTGTCTGTCCATCAGGAAGAGTAACATCAAAATTATATTCTGGTTCTGGTTCAAGGTCTACTTTTTCTAAGTTACCACATAAAGGATATGAATCTTGAAAATCTGATGCAACTCCGAAAGCTCTTTTTACACACAACCCTCTCATACAATGTGGAGCAATTGGATCTTGATTACACGTGTAACCTTTATAGTTTTGTTTCCAGGAACGAATCTTTTGAGATAGTTTTTGTTTAGACCAAGCAACTGAGTCTTCAAAATATAAGACAGGTGCACTCATTACTTTCTCTTCCCAATTGTCTGGGTATTTCTTTTTAGCAAAGACCATATAATTATATAAAAATCTATCTCTGCCATCACTTAATTTATTTTTTGATAGTGCTGCTAAACACGGAGGACCATCTATAAATTCTGCATTTGATCCTTCTAAAACTTTTTTCTCTAACTGTTCGTCTATGTCTTTAATTCTTTCTGCATCTAAAAAATTTGCTTCTACTAATGGTATGAATTGTTCAAAAGGAAATTCTGTTCCGTCGAAATTAAGAGCTCTCCTTTCTGTTGTTTTAAAATAAGGGAGGTTAATAAAATTTCCCTTATTAATTTCCCCGGTCTCACTGTCCTTGACAAGTTCTGTCTGTTTAGGAAACACTTCTGTTTCAGGTTTTAAATTAAATATTGGAA